TGGGCAACTAAATGGCTTCTTGAAAATGTAGTTGATCCAAGTCAGACATATTCTGTAATTGAATATATGGCAGGTATTGGTGTTCAAACACTTTTAATTCAGAAATTATTTAAAGTTTCAAAACATATAACTGGCGAATTAGATCAAGGTTGTGTAGATCATCTTTCTAAAAATACTTGGGATTATCCTATTATAGCAGTTCATCAGGATGCGCAGAAAGCTCTCCTTGAAGAAGATAATAGCGATCTTAAATTTTTAGACCTTCCAAATTCTAGTATATTACAAACTACAACTAAATGGAAAGATGGGTTTAATAAACTATTTGAGTCTAATCCGAAGTTAGTTGTATGGACAGATACATCTGTTACATATCCTATGTCTATTCATGGACAAAAATATGGTGAAATTCTCTCGGCAAAAATTGGTGATAAGTATGATTATGTGAATGCTTATTCAAACTGGTTATATGGTAAGTTTGGATATAGTATTAAAAGAGCTGCATTTAGAGCAAAAAATGCCGTTTATTTTGCAGCCGTTCAGGGAAAACACAATACAGAAATGAAAGAGTTTCCTTTGGCTGATAATTTAGACGGTTTCTATTTCATCGGACAGGAAGGTAATACTCTTGACAACTTCTTCTAATCAATTAATAGGTCGTTGGTCGGATTTAAATTCAGAACCAGAAGTTAAAAATTTAGTAGCTGGTTTAGATTTCCGTGAGCCAAAATATCGTCGCGAAGTTTTCCTTCGTTTTTATGAATATCATCTTAAATATAAATCGCATCCAGGAGCAGTTTATTTTGCTATGCCTTGGCTTGCGAATAAATTTAATATGACTATGGAAGATAAACTTTGGTTTGCTTTCATTAATGGTTGTTCTCAAAACATATTAACAACATATATGATTTGGAAAAAATTTCCAACTTTAAAAGATTTAAATATTGAAAAACTAGATAGTTGGTGGAACGAAGTTCAGCATAAGTACAAAGCTGGTTCTGGTTGGGATTCTGATAGAAAATATTTTAAAGCAGGTAAAACTGGATTTCCTAACTGTGTTAAATCATATAAAGATAATGTTGATAAATTTGGTTCTCAAGTTGAGCTATTCAATAGTTTAAACAATACAGATAACAAATATACTAATTTTAGAAATACATGGGATTATGTAAGAACTAATTTTATGTCTTTTGGCAGGTTATCTACATTTTCTTATCTAGAATACCTACGCATTCAAAAAGTTAATTTAGATTGCGATGATTTATTTCTAGAAGATATTAACGGTTCAAGATCTCACCGTAATGGTTTATGTAAAGTTCTTGGTCGTGATGATTTAGATTGGTGGAAACAAGATCTAAAATATCAACCAGAAACAATCGAATGGTTAAAACAAGAAGCAGCAGTTCTTTTAGAAGAAGCCAAAGCTAGAATAGACCATGAAGATGTTTGCTACTTTACATTAGAGTCTACTTTCTGTTGTTATAAATCTTGGCATAGACCAAATAGACGTTACCCTAATGTTTATATGGATATGTTTTATAATAGAATTAAATATGCAGAAGAAGAATGGGGCAACGAGTTTGATATATTTTGGGAAATGAGACAAGACTGTTTACCTAAACATCTTCGTCTTGAAGATAATCCAAATGATCCAGGACTCGTTTCTGATAAACAAAATCACTATTTAACAACTGGTCAAGTTATTATGATGAATGAAGAATGGGATTGTTTTAAAAATAATTTTAATTCTTCTAGAGGTATTGAAAGGTTTTTCGAGTGAAAATTATTGCTATTGGTGGAAGTCCTGGATGCGGTAAAACTTCTTTGATGTGGAAAATTGTTAAAGATTTAAAAGTAGAACCAAAGTATACAGAGTTTAAATTAGTTCCATATTTACAGAAAGATAATATCTACATCCTTGGTAAATATGAAGAAGGCGAAGTATTCGCTGGAACTGATAGAATGTCGATGGCGGTTCAACCAGAAGCTATTAAATTTCTTTCGACATTACCAAAAAACTCTATAGTATTGTATGAAGGTGATAGATTATTTACATCTTCGTTTCTTGAAGATTGTATGGATAAGTATGAATTAAAAATTATTAATCTTACAACAAGTAAAGAAGTTCGTGAAGAGAGATATAAACTTCGTGGGAGCAATCAAAACGAAACTTGGCTTGCTGGTCGTGAGAGTAAAATAAACAATATTTTAACCAATATGGTTTTAATGTTCAATGTTGAAAATTATGAAAATAACACTTTGAATAATCAGAATATAGTATATAATAAAATTATGGAGTTGATTAATGAGTGAATTGAAAAGTGAAAGTGTTGGACCTCTAACCGCCCAAGATATTAATCTTTTGGGCACTCCAAGTTTTGGCATGCGAGATAATGTTGGTAAAGTTTATTTCAATGAGATAGTTCCAACTAAAGATATACATCTAAAAAATATTATGCCTCTCTATAAGTATAACGAGAATAAATATATTCAAGAAATTTCTAGCTATATAAATAAGACATACAGCGAACATTACTCACAAAATAAATTCCAAGCAACAGAGTTCATTATTGACTCTGGGCATGGTACAGGTTTTTGTATGGGTAATGTTATGAAGTATGCCCAGCGTTATGGTAAAAAAGGTAGTCGTGATGACTGGAGAAAAGACTTAGTTAAAGTGATTCACTACGCAATGATGCAATTACATGTCCATGATAATGAAGGAAGTAAATAATGGAAATTAATATACCGATTGAGAAACTACGTGAGAATAAACTCTTTATTGCTACACCAATGTATGGTGGCCAGTGTGCTGGTATGTTCGCGAAGTCAACTGCTGACTTGTCTGCTCTATGTACTCAGTATGGCATTCCTCTACAATTTTATTACTTGTTTAATGAGTCTTTGATTACTCGTGCACGTAACTATTGCGTAGATGAGTTCATGCGTTCTGATGCCCAGCATCTTATGTTTATCGACTCTGACATTGGATTTAATCCACAGGACGTTCTTGCTCTTATGGCTCTTCAAGCTCAGGATCCAGATAAGTACGATGTTATCGGCGGACCTTATCCTAAGAAGTGCATTAGCTGGGAAAAGATTAAGCTAGCAGTCGATAAGGGTGTTGCTGATGAAGATCCAAATGTTCTTGAAAGATATGTTGGCGATTACGTCTTCAATCCTAAGAACAATACTGGTTCTATTCCGATCAACGAACCTGTTGAAGTTCTTGAAATCGGAACTGGCTTTATGATGATTACAAAGCAAGCACTTCAAAAGTTTACCGATTCATATCCACAATATATGTATCGCCCTGATCATGTTCGTACAGATGCTTTTGATGGCTCGCGTAAGATCATGATGTACTTCCAAGCTGAAGTCGATGTTAAGTCTGAGCGTTATCTTTCTGAAGATTATTGGTTCTGTCAGAAGGCTCAGGATATTGGTCTTAAGACTTGGTTCTGCCCATGGATGAAGATGCAGCATGTTGGTTCGTATATCTTTGGCGGATCACTTGCCGACCTTGCTACTATCGGTGCTTCAGCTACTGCTGATCCATCTGCTCTTGGTGGTAAAGCAAAAAAGCCTACTAAGTAATTTTAACTGGTGAAAAGGACTATATTATGAAGTTAGATACAAAGACTATCAATGTATTGAAGAATTTTTCGAGCGTTAATCCTTCGATGCTCTTCAAGGAAGGGAATGTAGTAGCTACTATTTCTCCCAATAAGACTATCATGGCACGTGCTACTGTTCCTGCTAAATTTTCGAATAAGTTTGCTATTTACAATCTTGGTCGTTTCCTTAGCACTCTTTCATTGTTTGAAGATCCAGATCTTTCATTCACTGATCGTTATGTAAAGATCAGTGATAGCACTGGTCGTAGCGTTAATTATACTTTTGCTGACGAAACGACCATCAAGACACCACCAGAAAAGGAAATTAAACTTCCTTCTGTTGATGTAACATTCCAACTTACTAATGCTAACCTTACTGATATTCTTAAGGCTCTTGGTGTTCTATCACTTCCTGAGTTTGCAGTAGTTGGCGATGGTTCGAATGTTTCTCTACAGGCTATTGATTCAAAAAATCCATCTGGTGATGTTTATAGCATTGATGTTGGTAAAACAGATAAGAACTTCCGTGCTATCTTCAAGGTAGAAAATATTAAGGTTATTCCTGGAGATTACACAGTTAATCTTTCTTCAAAGGGTATCTCTCATTTTGAAAGTCCAGAAGCTGAATACTGGATCGCCATTGAAGCTACGTCAACTTTTTAAGTTGACTTTATCATCGGGGAAGGGTAATATAATACTCTTCCCCTTTTTTTTATTATGGAGACTGTGAATGTTGGATCAATTCTTGTGGGTCGAAAAATATCGTCCACAAACTATCGCCGATACTATTTTACCTGCTGATTTAAAAGCAGTATTTCAACAGTTTGTTGATCAAGGTAACATCCCAAATCTTATCCTATCAGGTTCTGCTGGTGTCGGTAAAACGACAGTGGCTCGTGCTATGCTTGAACAACTTGGTTGTGATTACATTATTATTAACGGATCTATGAATGGAAATATCGACACACTCAGAAATGAAATCCTCAACTTCGCCTCATCTATATCTTTGGCTGGAGGACGCAAGTACGTCATCTTGGACGAAGCTGACTACCTTAACGCCAACTCAACACAACCAGCTCTTAGAAATTTTATGGAAGAGTTTTCAAGGAACTGCGGATTTATCCTCACCTGTAACTTTAAAAACAGAATTATCGAGCCATTACATTCAAGGTGCTCTGTCATAGACTTTAAGATCAGTAAGTCTGATATGGCAAAGTTAGCTGGCCAGTTCTTCAAGCGTGTTCAAGGTATTCTTGAATCTGAAAATATTACATTTGATAAGGCTACGGTAGCCGAAGTTATCCAAAAGCATTTCCCAGACTGGCGTCGTGTTCTTAACGAACTTCAGCGGTATTCTGCTACAGGTAATATTGATGCTGGTATCCTTACTAACATGACTGAAGTATCTGTAAATGTATTGATGGGTTTATTGAAAGAAAAAAACTTCACTGAAATTCGTAAGTGGGTTGGTGAAAATACTGATAATGATCAAAATGTAGTTATGCGATCGATTTATGATAGTGCATCAAAATATTTTGATACTCCTGCTATCGCAGAGTTAATTCTTATCCTTTCTAAGTATCAATACCAAGCAGCTTTTGCAGCTGACTCGGAAATTAATCTTACGGCATGTCTTGTTGAAATTATGATGGGAGTTTCTTTTAAGTGAATCCTTTTGATATCATAGGAGATATATCTCTAAATAAAAAGAGATTAATTAACGAAACTAATGAAAAAGATTATCCTCCGTTTATGGTGAATAGAGGACTTTCATATTTTATCGATACTATCATGCATGCAAATGATATGAATATTAATCATCATATCGATAAGATTATGCAACATGATTACTTGTTCTATTCTGTTCGTAAAGCTAAACGATTTTCAAAATGGTCTAAGAAGAAAAAAGAATCTGATATTGAAATGATTCAAGAATACTATGGTTATAGTCACGATAAAGCTAAAGTAGCTTCTTCTGTTCTTACTGATGACCAAATGAAAATCATTAAGAAGAAATTAGAAAAAGGTGGAATATGATCTCTAAAACACGTGAAAAAATAAATAATAACAATAAGAAACGTAATAATGAGGTAAATTATGAACATTATAGAATCACTATTGGAGGTGAAGATAGGTGAAGAAGAAGATTTTTTAAAGATTAAAGAAACTCTTACACGTATTGGTGTAGCTTCTCGCAAAGACAAAAAACTTTATCAGTCTTGTCATATTCTCCACAAGCAAGGTAAATATTTTATCGTACATTTTAAAGAGCTATTTGCTCTTGACGGCAAACCATCAAATTTTAGTGATGAGGATAAAGGTCGTCGTAATACGATTGCTGTTCTTTTACAAGAGTGGGGATTAATTAAAATTGTTGAACCTGAAAAATTCAACGAACCTAAAACTCCAATGAATCAAATTAAGATATTACCTCATAAAGAAAAACACGACTGGGAATTAGTAGCTAAGTATAATATCGGTCGTAAAAAATAATTAGGATAATTTATTATGTTTAGTGTGAAAAAGAAAATTAAAACTAGCTCTGATGAAAAAATTGAACAACTTATTGCCATTCTTTTTCCACCAATGAAATTGGAAGAAGAAAACGGAATAAAGTTTCATATCGATTATTCAGTTGATGGCAATCTCGATGCCGTAATATCAGACCTAGAAGATGGTCATAATGATAAAGTCGCCCAAGATACATTAAAAGACGTAGCCAATAGATTGGTTAAAGTTCGAAAAATGTTAGAAGCCTATCGCGAGTTAGATAAAAACGCCCAATATATCATTGTTGATAATATGAACAAAGATGAAGAAATTCGCTACGCCGAGTAATAAAACTAAAATTCTTCAATGATATCAATCGTCTTTTTTCCTTGACTTTTTATTATATATGAGTTATAATGATATATAAGTTGATGAAAAGGAAAAGTTATGGAACAAGTTGATATTCAGGCTCAAGATACTTCGGGTGTTTGGCGTACTTATCATACCACCCAAAATCAATCTCAAAAAGTTTTAATTGAAATGCAAACTTTGAAACGAAATTATCCAAACTTTCGTGTCCGTGCAGTAGATAAAAGTGGTCGTTTGGTCGATATGCTTGGTTAAGTTGACTAAATAAAAAATAACTAACAAGGTAACTAAAATGCATCTACAAAATAAAAATCTATTCAATTGTGGCAACGGCGAATATTCACCGATTGTAACAACACGTTGGGAGATTATGACCTGAGAAAAATCTAAAAACAAAAATGATTTTTCTCAGGGAGCAACAAAAAAAGTTGCTCCTTTTTTTATTTTGTCCTTGACTTTTAAGTTTCTTTAGGTTATACTGATAATAGTCGCTGATTGAAATTGTTAAATTCAACGTTGAGATAACTTCGGTTATCTCTTCACGGATACACCAGAGCCCGAAGTGTGTGCACAATACTAAACACAGAGGTAGGTCCACCAAAGAATACAGCTATTTCGAATGTCGCTGGTGAGGTGTAGGCTAGATAGCTGGTGTATCCTTGAAGAGATAATTGTTGTTTCGCTTATACAGATACTAATAGTTCGGAGTAATTAACCGAAACTGTAAACGAATAGGCTGGTGGAAGGGTGATGAATTCGCGCTGCGCTGCGGAAAGCGGCTGATCCTGAGGTTGGGTTCGATTCCCATGGTTTGTGTATTCTGTATAAGCGTAACAACAATTTTGGACGGTATTGGCCAGTACGCTGATATCTGTATTCTCTGGCAGGAGTACGAACGAGGGATGCCAGTCCCACTAGTAGCCAAATAAAAAATAGGAGACAACATGTTCGAACCGTGTTCGCGGCACGTAGGTGTCGAGTAGTTTAGAGGAAAAATACCTATTTTTGATATTGTAGCAGTATGGCACTGCTGGTGAAGCACCTACGGAGATGGTAGGAATGCAGACGGGCTTCATGCCGGTCTAACAAAACAAATGCCAAACTAATTTGCTGCCTAAGTGTTAAAGGTTGCACACGAGTTTGTGGCACTCGTAGAACTGGATCGATACCAGTAGGCAGTACCAAGAAATTGCAGGGGTGGAAGCCTGTATATCACCATCTCAATCATTCGTACAGGTTGAGATGGATACAGTTAGAGGACAACTGAAGTTCCTCTTGGTACGAACGTAACCCTTTGACCTAAACCTGTCAGCACGAAAGTCTGACGCTGGAAGGAGTAACCAGCAACGAATTTCGGGTGAGTTGATGCTATGGCGTGTGCATCTCCGGACTGTAAATCCGGTCCCTATGTGGTAAACAATGTTGGTTCGACTCCGACCTCACCCACCATTATACGAACTCTTAGCTCAGTTGGTAGAGCACAGGTCTTTTAAACCAGTGGTCGTGGGTTCGAACCCCACAGAGTTCACCAAAGTTTGCTTCCATGAACTAATTGCTTCTAGTACTGGTACCGGAAAAAAACATTGCACAAGTTCTCCTCGGATCGGGGAGCATGTAGGTTGGAATCCTACTGGAAGCTACCATGGACACTTAGCTCAGTTGGTAGAGCAGGAGACTCTTAATCTCTTTGTCGCAGGTTCGATCCCTGCAGTGTCTACCAAAGTTTACTGGCGCATAGCTCAGAGGTAGAGCACTGTCCTGATAAGACAGGGGTGGTTGGATCGTTACCAACTGTGCCAACCAAAGATTGGTAGCTCTAGCGGCGGTTAAGCTCCTCGCCATATAAAATAAAGAGGAGTGAGAGTTAGTTGTCAGCATGGAAGTGTCTCTCAGATACTTCGTAGCACAGATGCGTGTGGGGTCTCTTTCACTAGGATCAATACCCCATTTTATTTTAAGGTGGGCTCGTCTATCGGCTAGGACTCTTGATTTTCGCTCAAGCAAGAGGGGTTCGACTCCCCTGCTCACTACCAATTTATATCAGAGTGTGGGGAAGTCTGGTCGTTCCCGCCTCCCTTGGAAGGAGGAGCTCGGTGGTTCAAATCCACCCACTTTGACCATTAAAGGCAGACCCACAGATAGCTGCCTCCGCCATACGCGAAAAGTGGGATGGGCTGCGTATGCGGGGTTTGGTGGTTTTCCTGACATAAGAAAAACCACCACTTTATTACTTCTTTAATGAAGCTACTATTTCAGCAAGAGCCTGATGATCTTCTTGAATATCTTTTAAAATTTCTATAAGATGTTCGTGATCTTCTTGTGCACGTTGTTCTGCAGCAGCACCCATTAAATTTTGTCCTACCATAATAAGTGGTAGTGCTACTAATTGAATAATACCACCTGATACATAAAAAACAAAATCTTGTGCTGCAGGAAATACTGTTGGTAGCATTGACCATACTAAAAATGCATATACGCACCAAATGCTTGACATTACAGCAACTGTTTTTAAAGCAATTGTATCGTTAATTTTAGATAAGTTCATGATAATCTCCTTCATGATGTTTAGGATAAAATATTTATAAAATAACACTTGACTATATAATTAAGTTAAGCTATTATAAGAATATAAAGTTTATTGGAGTGTGGCGCAGCGGTAGCGCAGGTGACTGTTAATCACTTGGTCGCAGGTTCGAATCCTGCCACTCCAGCCAATTCATGGGGTCTTAGCTCATCTGGGAGAGCGACTGCCTTGCACGCAGTAGGTGATCGGTTCAAGTCCGATAGATTCCACCAATATGCCCCTATAGCTCATTAGGTAGAGCAGTTGCTTTGTAAGCATCAGGTGGTCAGTTCGAATCCGACTGGGGGCACCATAACAAAGTCCTATTGTAAACTCGGGCACCCAAAGATAGCCCTTGTTTACAATAGGCACCATATATGCCGCTTTAGCTCATTTGGTAGAGCAATGAACTAGTAATTCATAGGCGATCTGTTCGAATCAGATAAGCGGCACCATTATTATTGCGGGTTAGAGAAGTGGTCATCTCGTCAGTCTCATAAACTGAAGATCTTTGGTTCGAATCCAAGACTCCGCAACCACTATGTACCGCCCACGCCTCTCGTAGAAGCGCAACAGGGATCTGGAATTAACCAGTGATGACTCCAACGGGTCAACGGTCTCTATTGAGGAAGTGTGTAAAGAAATGGGACGATAGCAAAATTGGCTAATGCAATGGACTGCAAATCCTCAAGGTGTCGGTTCGAGTCCGACTCGTCCCTCCAACTAATAACTGGAACATTCGTGTCAAAGGCTGAGAAGCGCGAAGGGAAAATAAGCGGAGTAGCTACCGCCTCTGTTATTACCTAGACGATGTTCTGGTGGCGCCATTCAAAGAAGTAATCAAGATGACTAAAATAGCTTCCATTACTGGGGATAAAGAGATAAATTTATTAATTCATCAAACTCTTATGTGCTTATGCAATAAGTACTATAATGAAGTTTATAAGAACCTTTCTATTTTAGAAACTAAAAATGTTTTCTTTAATGTGGAACATGATAAAGAATACCAGGAATGGTTAAACAATAAAGGTCCGTGAATCAGCAGGTGTA